CATCAGCTTTTTCTGGATCTCTGCCGATATATTTACAACCATGCATCCGACCAATTCAAAATTGATTATCATGATGAATTGTTTTCCATGAGAAATTTCTATATTTCTCAAGATGTAGATGGAGAAAGCGATGAAGTTTGAACGGTTTACAGATGGGGTTGCAAAAATTTATGCAGTTGCGAACATCGCAGATGCTGGCGATCGTCCCGTTGACGGGCTGAAACTAAAGTACCGGCTTTGCTATCAGTATAAAACAGTTGGCGTGAAACGATTTGTGGAAGCACAGCAAATTTTCATGCAAGTGGATGAAATGATTGCTGTGCCGCAGCGGAGAGCAATTTCTACTGGAGATGTTGCAATTTTAGGCGATGTGCAATATCGGATTGTGCAAGTGCAGCAGATTGACGATACAACCCCAGCAACCACAAAAATCAGTCTTTGGAAGTTGGAGGAAACCTATGAATCTGAAAGAATTTCGGGATAACCTCTGTGAATTGATTCCATCCGGAAAAGTATATCATTTCATCGTTCCAACAGACGTAAAAGAAGCATACATTGTATGGAATGAAACTGGAATAGAGTACACATTTTACGATAATATTTGTTGTGAAAGAACCTATGTTGCAAAAGTTTCCTATCGAACCCGAACAGAATATGATGATTTGCCAGAGAAAATAGAAGAAATGTTTGATAAAGAACAGATTTATTTTTCTTCTTGCAAGATTCAATTCGACTTGGACACTGGAATTATTTATTATACGTGGGAAGTGCGATGGATTGGCTAATATTACAATTGGAGAAGATTTGCAAGGTTTGATTGCAGCAATGGAAGAGCTTGCAGGAGATACGGGAGCATATACACGTGTTTTGCAAGCTGGTGGTGAGATTGTCAAGTCAATTGAAAAGGAAGAAATCGAATATCAAAAATTCATTGATGAAGGCGATATGATTCGTTCAGTATCCGCTGTAATAAAGCCGAAAGAACAATTAGTGGATATTTATCCAGTTGGTTCGGTAAAGCGTGGACGGATTACCACCCGAAACGCTGAAAAAGCTGCCTATTTGCATTATGGTGTAAAAGGCAGAATAGAAGCGTCTAAATTTATGGACAATGTAAAAAAAGATTCAGAAGTCGCATCACAAAATGCGATGCAGTCTGAATTTAACCAGATTTTAAGAGAGAAAGGACTATAAAACTATGGCACAGATTGGTTTGCGTTATCCGGTAGCTGCTCCGATTGTACAGTATCAGGAAAATGGTCTTCCGATTTATGGGACAGGCTTTTACATTGGTCGTATGGTCAAAGCAGACAAGACCTATGATAAGAATGATGCATCTTTGTATGCGGATGATGGCAGAGTGGAATATGATGCAGGAATCACTGCTGTGAATCTGAGTTTGGAAGTAGATGGACTTGGAACACACAAGAGTGCATTCGAGGAAACCCCAATCAAAGTAGAAGCAACTCTGCTGGGGGCAAAATATCAAAAAACAAATATGTCTTCTGGGAGCACCCCAACGGTAACTGAAACGATGGAACTTGCTGGAGATGATGTTGCACCATATTTCGGGGTTGGCTACTACAAAACAGATGTCATTGACGGTAAAAAGCACTACTTTGTATATGTCATTTATAAGATGGCGTTTGCAAAGCCAGACGATTCTGAATCCACAAAGGGAGACAAGACCGCTTTTGGTACAAAGACAATTTCCGGTTCTGGAATGTCGACAGATGGATCTGACACTGCACCAAAGCGATATTTTGAAAAGAAAGTGGAATGCCCAACAGAAAAAGATGCCATTAACTTCTTGAAGACGACTTTTAACATCAAAGATGCAACGGCAAGCAGTGCAAATGATAAGGGGGAATAAAATTTGACTGCAATAAAGATCCATCAGAAATCGTATCCCCTTTACTGGGATTTGTATGCAGAAAAGCGAATCTCTGAAAAGATGGGAAAGGAACGGGTATTTGCTGACTGGCTGAGAGAGGAAAAGAACCGCTTTGAACACATCAGTTTTGTGCTGGTAGAACTGATCAATGGCGGTATTCGCAAGAAAAATGCAATGCTTGCAGCTGGTTTTTCATCCGGGGAAAAGGAAGCTCTTTTTCAGATGACGGATGAAGAACAGGAAAGTTTTTTGTCGCTGTTTCGGGTTGTTGATTTTCCGGCAATTCAGAATGCAGTGATTGTAGAGTACATCAAAGCCTATCAGGTAGAAATTCCGGAAGAAATCAAGAAAAACATGCCGGATGATGATTATCTGGAAATCGAAGCAGAGATGGAAGCCGAAAAAGACAAAGATGGAAAAAACTGATTCGCCGGAGGGAGAAACACTTTCTCCGGCTTTTATACTATGGGCTGTCTGCCGGACTTACCCGTGCAGAAACACTGAATACACGACCGGGTGAATTGACACAAATGCATCTATGGAAGGTGGTGGAAAAATGGCACAAGTAAGAGATATTAAAGCACGTATCAGTCTGGATGGGGAAAGTGCATTCCGGAAAGCACTTTCCATGTCAAACAACAGCTTGAAAGCGATGCGAGAAGAACTGAAAACGGTTACATCTGAATTTAATCAAAATGATGATGCCGTAGAGAAGACCGCAAAAGCACAGGAAATCCTGCGAAAAATGCAGGAACAATCCGAGCAGAAAATACAGGCGTTATCGGATGCAGTTGAATATCAGTCAAGAAAATATCAGGAAGCACAGGCGGCAGCGGATCAGGCGGCAGAAGCATACGGTTATGCCTCTGAAGAAGCCATCCATGCCAGAAAAGCAGCAGATGATGCTGCAAGTGCAACCGATAAATACAGCAAGATGTTGTATTCTGCACAGGGAGAAGCAAACAAGCTGAGCAGAGAATTAGAGGACATATCCAACAGCAGTGACAGTTCTGCGGATTCTTTTGATGATGTTTCGGATTCCTTGGAAGATGTCAGAGACTGTTCCGACAAAGCATCAGATGGATTTACTACAATGAAAGGCGTTGCAGCCAATCTTTACACAGAAGGAATCAAATTTGTCACAGATGGCTTGCATGATATGTATGACCTGCTCCTCGAAAGTGATTCTGCGGTTGGCAGCTTTGCGGTAAAGACCGGCACCGCTGCCAGTGATATGGGGCAATACAAGGATATTATCAATGATATTTATGAATCCGGTAACGGCGAATCATTGAGCAACGTATCGGATACGATGGCTTTGGTGGTACAGCAGTTTGGTGATTTGAACGATGCTGATTTGTCCGATGTTACAGAGAATCTGTTCACGATGGAAAGCTATTTCGGCTACGATGCACAGGAACAGCTGAGAGCGGTAAAAATGCTGATGGATCAGTTCGGCGTTTCATCTGATGAAGCATTTTCTATGATCATTCAAGGTTCACAGCAAGGGCTTGACAAGAATGGCGATTTGCTGGATTCCATCAATGAATATGCAGTGCATTACAAGCAATTGGGCTATGATGCAGATGATTTCTTTAATTCTCTTGCAAACGGCACGGCTTCCGGTACGTTTTCTGTCGATAAATTGGGCGATGCTATGAAAGAATTTGGCATTCGCACCAAAGATACTGCGGATTCTACAACAGAAGGATTCAGCTTAATTGGGCTGGATGCAGATGAAATGAGAAAAAAATTTTCTAAAGGTGGGGAAACAGCCAGACAAGCAACAGAAGATACCTTAACGGCTTTATTTCAGATGGATGATCAGGTAAAAATGAATCAAGCTGGAGTTGATTTGTTCGGCACGATGTGGGAAGATCTTGGAGCAGCAGGCGTAAAAGCCTTGATGAATGTAAACGGCAACATCACAACCTCCAAAGAAACGCTGGAAGAAGTCGATAAGATTAAATTTAACGGCGTTGAGAGAAGAACGGAATCCCTTGGCAGAAAATTCAAAACAGAAATCACACAGCCGATTTTTGATAAAGCAATGCCCAAGCTGGAATCTGCTATGGGCTATGTTTCTAACAACATGGATCACATCATTGACACCATTAAAAAAGTCGGCGAAGCCATGAAAATTGCACTTGCTATCGGAACGGTTACGAAATTTGTATCCAGTGCCGTATCCGGAATGACTGCTGTTGTGAATGCAATTAAAGCTGCAAAAGATGCACAATTATTGCTGAACGCTGCACAGAAAGCCAATTTATTTGGATTGATTGCCGGGCTTGCTGTTGGAGCAGGCATTGCCATTTACGATTACTATAGAAATTTAGAGGATTCCTTAGAACCAACTTCCCTTGTCTCCGAAAAAACACAGGAATTATGCGATAAACTGAGCGACCAGAGAACGAAGTGGGAAGAAGCGAAAGATGCAGCAGATACGAACATAAAAAATAAGGATGCAGAATTTCAGTATTACGAAGGTTTAAAAGCTGAACTGGATGGAATCGTTGATGGCAACGGCAGAATCAAGGAAGGCTATGAAAATCGTGCGAAGTTCATCACAGAAGAACTTGGAGATGTAACTGGCGAAGAAATTGAAATTGTGGATGGTGTCATCCAAAAATATGACGAATTATCTGTAAAATTGGATGAAGTCCTGCTGAAAAAGAAGGGCGAAGCCTATGCAAATATTTATGCCGACCAGTTTTCAGAAGCATTGTCTGGAAAAGATGATGCTCTGAATACCTATATGGAATCACAGAATAACTATAATAGTTTCCGAACACATGCGATATATACGGATTCTGGACAGCGAAATTTAAGAATTGCAGAACTCGAACGAAGCTATGAAAACCTGAAAGCATTAGGTCCAGATCCAACAGATGATTGGTTCGGTGGAACACTTTGGACAGATTTCAACAATGTGAAAAAAGAACTCAACCAGCTGAAACAGGAAGCAGCGGATGAAAGCACCTTACAGCAGGCATTGATGAATGCAGAAGATGTGTATTCGGAATATAGCACAACCATTGCAAATTATCAGCAGTTGCAACAAGCAATTACAAGTGGCACAAAAGACGAATTGGAAACATCCATGTATTATCTGGAAAACCATTTTGCAACTGCTGAAACGGCAACGAGTGGTTATTTGCAGCGGCAGGCTTATCGTATCAATAACGAGTTAGACAACACCAAAACAGCTGTTGCAAATG